TCTCACCGGCGACGTCGATGTCGGTGATCTCGCTCTCAACTGGAAGGTCAAGGTAGAGGACGTGCTGGTCAGCCTGCAGGCGACGTGGATCGGTATTGAATACCTTGCCGAAGTAATCTGAAGAGCGTGGGTCAAGTGACGCTGTCACGATCTTGACGCCGCCCACCCCGTCGGTCGTCGCGAAGGAGGAGCCGAGAGAGGAGGAGATCACGAACTTAAACTTCTTGTAAGTTGCAGAGTTCGGGTCAAGATCGGTAGAGGCGACGTCGTCGAGAAGTGCGCCAGTTCCCGTCCACGCGGCTCCGGAACCGGTCATATCAAGTACCATTCCTCTTGCACCTGTTGGGAACATGAGGACGCCGCGGACGATGTTGAGCGTGTCAGCCGATGAAGGATTAAAGCTTGGATTGTCGCTGAAGACTGGGAAGCCGCGCCACTCGGATGGAGTCGCTGAGGATGCAGGAAGTGAGTGGCGAGCGGCGAGGAACTGAACCACGCCGAGGGTCCTGCTGTCACCTGCGGGCGCAGCTACCGAGGATCCTGTAACCTTAAATCCGGCATTGCGGACTGTTCCCTGCGAGACCGTGGTATTAAAATCCGAGGTGCTCGCATTGGCTCCGGCACCTAGGACGCGGATGAATGTCAGCGCTCCCTTATTGGCGAGGAACTCGGAGGCTGCGTAGGTGGATGGGAAGTTGGGATCGAGGCCGCCAAAGCGTGCCTCAAAATCAGAAAATGATGAGACGGTCGTGGGCACAAATGCGGGTCCTGCTGCCGCTGCGCCGATTATACCGCCGGGGACTCCAACAGGCTCTGCACCTGGAGTCGTGAGCTCAATCTCACGCTCGAAGAATCCCGGAGACCGAAAAGTTTGCTCTGACATATGAAGGGCTCCTGCGCTTAACGCTATGTTCAGAGTTTAAGTATCTCGCTCAATGTGATTTATGCCTCAAGGTTTGTCATCCTTGTTCGATTTTGGAATAGTATTGATGGTTGTCAGAACCGACTCTCCATGAACGCTGGAGATCGTCTTTTTCCTGACCACTGCATCCACCGGCTCACCGGTCATTGGATCAACTGAGATGCGCTGGGTTATGCTCCTTGTTCTCATAGAAGAAGCATCGGAACCGCCTACAGACTCTTTCGATTTTTTTCTACTTGATGTCCCAAATTTTTGATTGCCTCCGGCTGCAAGCTCCGCCTGTCGTGCAGGGCCTGATCCAATGGAAGAGACAATGCTCGGATCGTCAACTGTTGAGACCTGGTCAAGGACGCGACTTCCAAGCCGCATGTCAGGCGTATTTCCCTGAAGTTCATGATCAGGAACATCACCGGAGATAATTCCAAATGAGAACTGAGTTGCAGACACAACTCGACGAACGCCAATTGGGATACCAGGCTCCCTTGGAGCTAGGATAAATGCTGGCACCTTGACCGTGAAGGTGTGCTTTATAATCCTCTCCTCATCTGACATGTTGTCAAAATTATTATCACTTTGGATACCGGACTCAAACCTGGCTACGAACCAATAGCCCTTCTCGGTCTCAATCCTATAGGTCATGCCCCTGACGTCGTGATAACCACTCATTATTACGTTGAGCAGAGAGTTTCCATGCTGCATGAACTGGGTCCATAGAGTGACCTCGTATGTCGCTGTAAAGAACTTAGGAGTAGGAACTACAATCGTCTCATACAGCGGAACAGACAAATTTGGCTCAAGTAGACGACCGCCTGTTGTCCTTGTGGGTGAGCTGGATCTGCCGCGACGAGTTGGGGACGTTGGGCTGCCCGTGTTGCTGAGGTTTAATGAGTTAACGACCCGTTGATAGACAGGGTCTTCCTTCGATATCTTGCGCTGGATCTCGATCGTGCCGATATCACCGGGCTGAATTATTTTCTCAGCCGACTGCTCGATTCCGCTTCTAAACACAGTGATGAGTGGAAGTATCAAAGCTCCGTTTTTATCGCGGAGTGGCTCTTTCTTTCGAATGATCGCGAACCGCTCACCAGTCGCGAAAATAACAGGAACCCGCTTGGTCGAACTGCCCTTGGACTCATATACCAAGGGAATGTCTCGATTGAAGAGGTTGAACAGAGCGCGGTCAACGTCCTCTATGGAACAGCTCGGCACCTCTGGCACATCGACCTGAGATGACCCTGAGTAGCCAAGGTCAATAGCATCGACCCCTGGGATCGTAGATTTAGAGTAGCGTGTGCTCATTCATCACCATAGAATGATGAGCTTATGCCGTCAGGCTGAACATTGTGAGGACCCGTCAGAGGAGGATCGAGCTTTCCGTCCTCCTGCAGCTGTCTTGTGTCAGCAGTGGCACCTTCATCATTAGTCTCTGCGCCACGCTGCTGTGAGAAAGACTCCTGCACGACTTGCTGTCCCTCCCAGCCTGGTGCTGCTGGGCCGATGGGCTGCCTGGAGATAAGGCCCTCTCTTGCCTGCTTGCCGACGAGCTTATAACCCGTAATGTGCTCTACTTGTCCGAAGATCTTGCTTATTGTAATGAGCTGTGTGACCTCAAAGAAGACTGAGCCGTAAGAGAAGAAGTCACCCATCTTAAGGCGAAGTTCCTTATCGAGCAGGTCCTGGGCATGCATCCTGACCTCGATCGAGTGGTACTTCTCATTTCCGAACTTGTTAGTTCTAATCTCTCCAGGAGACCACTCAACTAGCGCATCAAGCTCGATGGGCGGGTCAAACACCTTCTCCAAAGATTCATCATACACATCATGGACTTGCGTCACATCTGACCTAACAGAATAGTAGTAGATCTTTTGACCTATAACATCCTTTATTACCTCTTTCGTAAGATCAGATATTAGATCTAATTCCCTTGGAGTTATGAATAAACGGGCCATGTCTCACCTCATCCGATCGTGATCACACGGCCCATTGGGACCGGCACAGCCTTCAGAACCTTCTGGATGTTCTCAACCTCCGCTGCCTTTGTCTCCATCAGCTTGTTGTAGGTGAGCGTGTCCAGCATCTCTCGAAGCTGAGTCACCAGCTTATCTTTTTCATCTTTAGCGGCAGACTTGAGGTCTGATCCATCCAGAGTTAGCTCCGATCCTGGAATCGGGATTGAGCCGAACTTTGACCTGATCATTCCGAGCAGTTCCTTGGCGAGTGCAAGTGTGTACTGTCTCACCCACTGTCGACCCATGGAGTTGATATTCGCATACTGGATGTTTCCAAACGGAACGTTCGCCAATCCAGACACTCCGCTGACAGATGGGTCGTTCTGACTTGGGCTCAGGGGATTGGTCTCAAATGCAACGCGGACCCACAGCTGAAGTGGGTGTTCTGCCGTGGGCATGGGCATAATTCTCAGCTTCGTGCCCGTGACCTTGTAGCTGTAGTTGGACCTCCTCACCCTGTTTGAGATGTTCATCTGTCCGCCGCGGAGGATGTCCTCAAAGACTGGCAGAACGTAAAAGACTGTCTCCGGCGTGAATGACTCGAATGAGAACTCATTGTTGAGGTAGTTGATCGCGGATGTAGTGTCGAAGAATCGATAGGCGGCCATAGGAGAATAATGCATGATCTCCATGATCCGCATCTTTCTTCTTTCGGGATTAAGCGATGAGCTCACAACAGGCGTGCCTGTGGAGTCCTTCAGGTCAGTGTAGAGATCGTAATCCTGCACATTCTGAAAGAGTTGGATCGAGCCAGATACGGTATTGTAAAGTCCACCCCCGCCGGACTCGATGCCGTATGGCTCAGCGAGCCTGATGGCATAGTTGAGAGATTCCCTGGGCAGCTTCAGCTCACCGCCCGTCAAGCTACCTGTCGAAGAGCCAAGGAGGTTGAGAAGCTGGCTTTTGGCCTGGTACTGGTTGACGATCGAACCATACTCCAGAAGCGCCTCCTCAAAGCAGGCCCAGACCTGCTTCTTAGTGAGCTCGACTGACAGGATGTCATCTCCGAGTTTTCTCTTGACAAAAACGACCATCGCGTCAGCCTCACCCTGGAACTGTAAGTCTGAATCGAAAAATCCAAATGGTGTTGGATTTAGGGTACTGATAAATGTGGACATGCGGCCGCCTCTATCCTAAATAGGAACGAGCGACGAATGCCGCTCTCACTCACATGAACCGACCGAAAAATCAGTGAGCAAAGGGCGAAACCACCGGATGCATTCTGTTGAAGTTGTCTGCTGCAGTCGTCAGAAGGGCATGAAAATCGAACTTATCCGTGATTGGATCGTTTTACTGCCTCAAATAACGCGGCAAGGGCACTTGGCCTCCGATAAGAATCCTTAATTCGACCGCTCTCGCCCTTTAAAATTGACCAGTACGTGTCTTTCATCTCTTGGCTCAGGGTCTGGGGCACATAGGAGTCGAATGATTCCTTGTCGTCTGCGGCCAAAAATTGACGCATTCTGGTGCCTGAAATTTGAACTGTTTCAGATCTCATGACAGGTCTCTGCTGAAACTTCTCAAAAGCGATGGGATCACGGATATAATTCGACATCTTCTCTGCAGAGTACTTACCTCTCGCATCATCATCGTCAGAGTAGAACACGAACTTGCTCACGACATTTTTAAGCTGTCTCATCTTGTCGACAGCTAGCTGCAGTGGAGAGTCGGACGTGATTACGAGGGTCACATTTGGATAGTCGCGGTGGAACTGCGGTTCCAGCACAGTTTTCCACGCATCGATCATCACCCCCGGTGGAAGCTCATCACGCCCAGAAGTTGATGTGATGACAAGCACCTCATCGCACTCCTGAGCGGCGAGGGCGATCATGCCCCAGTGACCAGCATGAACAGGCTTTCCGGCCACAACGAATATGCCGACGCTGATCCCATTCTGGGACCCAATCTCGAGCCTCCTCATCACCTGCGATTTTGTCGTGAGGAAGAGGTCCTCCTGGCGTTGAATCAGCGATTTTGGATGATTCAGAGCACCCAACCGATTCGATATTGCAGCATCAAAGTAGCATTCATGATGTATGCGCTCGAGTGTGCTGTTGAGCTCAGTCTCAGGTACATTACGACGCTTTCCAGGTGCGTGCTCCGCAGCAATCTCGGAGGAGATTGCGATGATGCTGTTCCAGTATGACTGCTCATCCTCCTGGTTCGCAGCTCGAAACTTCTGCTTAATAGCCTCGCGGTGCTCGGCATCGTGCTGATCGAATCGGAGTGCCTTGTACAGCGCCTGTGTTGCGGAAGTCCTGAAGACTGAACCTTCGGCAGGTGAACTCTCATTCTCAGTCGAGAGCGAGGTGTCAAAATCAGAGAACAGGTCATAGATCACATTTACGATCTTGAGCGGCCTTTCAGGGCTCGTATCACCGTAGGCCGACCTGAGCTTGGAGTCCAGTATCGCCGCACGGCGCTCTATGGACCTGCTCCTGATGCCCGACTTCAAGCCCTGCATGGTCGCGAGGCTGCCCTCGAATAGAACTGGATAAGTTCTCACGCCGAGAAGTCGAGCGTACTCCTCCAGTCTCGATTCATCGTTCACTGGGGTCATGTTCGTGACGAGATGAGCGCCTGTCACCTTGTATCTTGAGGGACCGAAGAGGGTCAGGAAGATTCCGTGCTTCTGCGGGTACTCACGACTGATCGTCGGCTTACGCTGCACGAACTCGAGGAAGAACTCAGTTCCGGGTGGGATCGTGGAGGTATTTGCATGAACTCGTGCCAGGTGCGAATGGATGAGATAATACTGCGCCACACCTGAGGACGCTGCCCTTACCTCTTCCTCGCGACCTGCAAGCCGCCGAGTCTCCCCAGGATAGATGACATTACCACGGTATGAGACGTACCAGTTCTTCGTGTAGTCATTCGGATCGAAAGCATTGTTACGACGGAGAAGGGTGAGCTTCGTCCCGTCGATCTTCTCAACGATCTTGATACTCGGATCGTCTAGAAACGCTTGGGCTTTCTTAATGTCATTGGATCGAGCACGCGGTGAGACATCAGGGCGAACCATGACCCTCTTGAGGTCATCGATCGATATGTCGGCGGACATTAGATCTCCCAGATTATTGATTTAGCCAAGTGTTTGAGATGATTTCTGGACTCATCGACATCGCCGAAGAAAGTGTCATCCTCCGTGAACCCTTCCTCACCGCGAACTTTATACTTTGCGTAAAAGTTGGATCTCATCTCGGCGATATCCACGGTGGAAGCCTCAGCTTCAGGCAGCACCCGCCTGAAGACCTCAAGGATCTTGTCCTTCACTTCCATGTCCTCCTGCTTGTCGGTCGCCGATATCCTCTGCGCCCCAGAACCAAAGAACCTGTACACCATCTCCTCGTAAATTCTTACAATCTCAGGAGGAGACATCCTGTTTTTCATTATATTGAGGGTGCCAGTGAATGATTCAAAATCATCAAGATCTTTTTTTGTGGGTGGCGGCTCGCTCCCAAATATCCCGGTGAATATCTTCTCAATGTCACGGACGGCGGTATCTCGCTCAGCGCGCTTGAGGTACCTGTAGACCTCATTTCCGTTGTGCTGCCAGTCGAGCTTCTTGTATCTCTCAGCGTATCCAACGACAAGATCGAGAGATTTCATGGATCCAAGGCTTGCAGGTCTCTTCTCGGCGGCTGAGATCTCTGCCTTAATCTCTGCCTCTGCCTTCTTGCGGGCGGACTCTGGGTTTCGTCGAGTCTGCTGCAGTTCGATCTGGGCAGCCCGGTCCTGGATTTTTTTCTCGATTTCCGCAGGGGTGGGTGGGACAAACTTCTTGTCCTTTGTCATCGATATCCTGGGATTCTCGGCCGTCGCGGTTGGAGTTGCTATCCGGGCATCGATTGGTGGTGGAGAGCGAACGTATGCGATCGAGAATAGGAGAATCTTGTGAGCCAGGCCCTTCACACCCGCCTCGATGTCACGCCACGAAGAGGAGTGCGAGAATCTCGCCCATTGTGTGGGACGCCCGCTCTCATACTCAGAGCCCTCAAAGTCTATCTGAAAAAAGGTGTCACCCTCACCTGATGGAGCCGCTGGGTCCCATGTATAGGCGAAAAGCGCGTTGATCTGATCGAGTCCACGGGGCGATTTCTTATTGTGGCCCACGTAGGTGATCCTGGACGTGAGCTGCTGCTCCTCAAGACGGTTGAGGGTTGAGAAAAGTTCGCCCAACTTCTCATTCGGCACGGTCAGGTCTATATCGCCGACGACCGGCTTGTACTTGACAAACTCCTCATCCGGCAGGGTCTCTGGTGGGGCGAAGAGATGGGCAGATGAGCCGTTGAACGCGAAACCAGCGCCCAACACCTCGTCGCGCTGCTCAGGGTCCCAGAGAGTGACCCCGTGGTCGCTCTTGAACTTGTTATCGAGTGCCTTCAGCATCTCAATGACATCACGACGAAAATCCTGTCGCTTTATCCTGCCTGCTCGAAGGTCGATCTTCTCAGCGTAAGCTTGACGACCGCGAAAGCTTTTAACTTGCTCAGGTCCTGTGACGAGTCCAGTCTCTGGATCACGGATGAGGGCGCGAGCGTTCCCACCCTCAGAGATGGCGGGAGAAGTTGAGAATATGAATTTTGCGATGCTAAACATTACAAGTTTTAAGTATTTTCTCTGATATTAAACATTGAGATTTCGCGGCTTGTTCTAAACTTATTACTGACCATGAAGAAGCACACGTGATCCTGCGCCCCACACACGAAAGACTTTCGCCTCACGAGCAACCTCGAGCTCGGATTTTCCAGCCTGGGCTCGAAACTTGAATCTATCGAACCTGTTAGTGAAGTCAGTGTACCAGTAGTCTGGTCCTGTGACCCCTGCGTCGACAAATCCACACTTTCGATAGCTTTCGCCAGTCCCAACGCGACGATCTACGTATGTCATAACGCCAAGCTTGCCTTGGGACCTTGACCACGCATGTGCAACTTTCACTAGTCTTGATAGTCCTCCAGAGACAGAGACACCCGGAAGGGTGGCAAATCTTGAAACCTCGTACCACGATGACCAACGTTTCTGCCTGGGTGACCTCAATGATAGGCAGGCGATGAGCTCACCGTCCGACACAAGGCCCCAGCAGATCTTAGATCCTGCGTGTCCAGCTAGGTGTGACTTCTCAAAGAACACTCGCTGCTGCACAGGAGCGACCTCAACCACATCACACTTCCTGGCTCCCACTCTCCGTGTGGACATGCCAAGCCTGCTGAGTATCATTCCTTTCACGACCTCTTTGCGGTCACGCCACTCATCAAAAAAGACCTGAAGAAGCCTTATTCCATGGGCATCGGCCATGGATGCCTTGGTGAGATGGGCCTTGGGATTATTTCCGTCCTTGGCGTCTGAATGGAAGTAAAGACCGTGACACTCTATGCCCAGTCGTGCCGCTGGGATGTATATGTCGATCTCTTTTGGTGCCAGCTGCTCCCTGTCCTCTCTCCTCACGTCCACACCGAGGCTGCGAATCCACTCCTCTATCTCTACCTGCCATTGGGAGGCCGAGACAGGAAAACACATCTCGCAGAGCGAACCACGCTCAAAGGCCTGAAGCGTCTTCCTCTGAACATGATTGCACTTTCTACACCTGAACTCTAGGTGCTGTTGTTGCCTACTTGTGTAATCCTCGAGACGTGTAACCAGCTCGAACTCTTCATGCCTTGCGGCCAATCTTGATTCTAAGGTCTCACCTGACAGCCTCTTGGAGATGCTTATCATGGTGCGCGTCATATCATCGTGTGACTTTCCCCAAAATGGATTTCCACTTCCCACCACCCTCTCAGCAGCACGCCTTACGCGTGAATCTGTCGACGCTGTCAGGCCCTTGTTCCAAGCTTCAGCATGACCGCCTCTTGCTCCTGCCTCACTCATTGCGTGACTGGCGCATCCAGCGCAGTGAGTCTTAAACTTAAATGAGACATACCTCGTGATGGCGCCACAGTGAGCACATACTGGACGTGTGCCTCCATAAAAATGTCTTGCCGTGTACTCCTCGCCTGACTGCTTGTGGTGCTTGCGTAGATGATTGGACAGCTGTTTTGCTCCGTCAACGACGGTATAGCACTCGAGGCATTTCATGTCATTAAGCCCTTTCATGATAATTATTGGTCAATGACGTGAGAATAGAAACTCAAAATAAAAATGGGCCGCCCACGAAGGGCGGCCCACAATGTCCTGTCGGACCCTTACATCAGATGATGTTGAGGTCGAGGACGGTCACCGTGCCGTAGAAGTCGCTGCGGACCATCTTCTTGCCGTAGCGGGTCATCACGCCCTTACGTGGGGTGAAATCCTCTGGAGCGAAGATGGTTGGCGTCACGATCAGTGGGACGTATGGAGCGTAGACGTAGCCGGTCTCGAGGTAGCTGCCGCCCTTGTAGCCGACGAGGATCTTGTTACGTGGGAAGTAAGGATCCTTGTAGACGGTGAAGCGGTTGCTGAGAGTACCAACCTTCTCGGCGCCGATGGAGAATGGAGCGCCCACCTGGCCGGAACCGTCGATGCTGTAGCTTGGACGGTAGTAGGTGGAGGCCTCGAGGATCGTGGCGACGTCTGGGCCGACAACGATGAAGTTGGCGGAGCCGCGGAGCGTCTTGCGGTGAATCTCGTTGGCGACGTCAATGATCGTCTCGGTGAGGGTCTCGTACCACTCACGCACGGTGCCCGTGAAGTTGGGGCCGGGCTGGACGC